CCTTCACCCGCGTTCCGCAGTTGATGGGCAACGCCGCCGCCAATCTGGAAAGCAACACGGTCTACACGATCCTGACCGGCAATCCGACCATGGGCGACAGTGTGGCTCTGTTCGCCACGGCGCACGCTAACTTCCAGGGCACCGGCTCCGCCCCGGACGTGACCACCATCGGCGCGGCGATGACCGCCATCGGCTCCCAGACGGGCCTCGATGCGAGCACCTACCTGAACCTTCAGGGCCGCTACCTGATCGGCGGATGGCTGACCCACACGCTGCGGGCGCAGTACACATCGCCGAACTTCCAGCCGACCGCGCAGTCGGGCGTCAATCCCTACACCGGCCTGATCCCGATCACCGACGCCCGTATCACGGACACGTCCTGGTACGTCTCGGCTGACCCGTCCCAGATCGACACCATCGAGTACGCCTTCCTCGACGGCCAGGATGGTGTTTACACCGAAACCCGCATCGGTTTCGAGGTGGATGGCGTGGAGATCAAGGCCCGCCACGACTTCGCGGCCAAGGCCGTCGATTATCGCGGTCTTTATCGCAATGACGGCTCGGGCAACTAAGCACCCCCTCTGATTCAGGAGACCTGAAAAATGGCTACCAATTATGTTCAGGAGGGCTGCTTCGTCACGGTTGCTGCCCCCACCGGCGGCACCACGTCGGGCAACGCCTACCTTATCACTGGCATCTTCGGTGTTGCCTCCACCACCCAGCTTGTCGGGGTGGACGTGGAGCTGGCGACCGAAGGCGTCTGGACGCTGACGAAAGTCGGCTCGCAGGCGTGGTCGGTCGGTGATCGTATCTATTGGGATGACGCCAATTCGCGTTGCTCCAGCGATGCGGGCGCGGGCATCTACATCGGTGTGTGCACCGCCGCCGTGGCATCGGGCGCTGGCGACACCACCGGCAACGTCCGCCTCAACGGACTGACCCCGGCGCTGAACAACGGCGTGGTGAACGTCACCGCCGCCACTCTGACTGTCACCGCAGCCAAGCACGCGGGCAAGGTCGTCACGCTCAACAAGGCGGATGGCATCGCCGTCACGCTGCCGGCTGCGAGTGGAACGGGCAACACCTACAAGTTCTTTGTGGGTACGACCGTCTCGTCGGTTGGCACGACCATCAAGGTTGTCGGCAACGACACCATGGTGGGCAGCGCCATCAATGCCGCTGACGGCGGCGCAACTGCAGCGATGTTCGAGGCCAGCGGCACCGACGACACGATCACCATGGACGGCTCTACCACGGGCGGCATCAAGGGTGACTTCGTGGAGTTGATCGATGTGGCCGCCGATCTGTGGTCGGTGCGCGTGACCGGCTCCGCGACCGGCAGCGAGGCCACGCCGTTCAGCGCGACCGTTTCGTAACGTCTCTCCACTAAGGGCCGGGGCTTAACCGCTCCGGCCTCACTTCTTTTCGAGGCTCCCGACATGGCCAAGATCTTGATTGCTGCCACCGCCTTGGCGCTGGCAGCCTGCACCACCACGCCCGCTGACCAGAACATCCCCGCCATGAAGGTCAAGGCCGCAAGCTACGGCTTGGCGTGCCCCAAGGCTGACCCGCTGGTCACCTACGGCGGCGTATCCGAGGCGTCCGCTCAGTGGCCTTCTGCGGCGTTTCCGGGCGGGGTTATCAAGATGCCGCTCAAATACGCACAGCACGATTGGGCATCAGGTCCGCATGGCCACAACCGCATGGCCCATGAGGTCGCGCATACCTGCGGCGCTGACGAAACCACGGCGCGGTCTGTCGCCAACGCGTGGTGGCCCGTCGAGGCTGGATTCAATGGAGGGCTGCATGACTGACATGATCTGCGTTGCATTCCAGTTTGGCGAGGCTCCCTACATCCTAAACGATGCCCTGTGCCTGACGCAGGCGCAGTGGGACGCTCTCACGCCCGAGGAAGTCGCGGCGATGCAGCAGGCTCGATACGATAACTGGCGCGAGGCCATGACGAGGCCGCCGACGATTGATCCGCCGGAAGAGGTGATCTAGTGGCAAATCGGTACGCTGTAGGCACCGGCACTTGGGACGGGTCTAACACCGGCATCTGGTCCGCGACGAGCGGCGGTGCGACTGGTGCGAGCGTGCCCGGCGTAGGTGACGTAGCGTATCTGAATGCGAACAGTGGTGTGATCACGCTAGGCGCGAATGTTACGTGTGCGATCCTAGACCAGACGGGTTTTTCTGGCACGCTGGATTGGGCTGGATACAAGATTAGCCTAGCGTATAACAACGCGGCGATCTTCGCTGGCTCGACTACCTGCACGAACACCGGCACTCCGCTGATCGAATGCACCTATTCGGGGAGCGTGGGGCAGCGGACAATCACGACCGGCGCGGTAACTGAGGCCAACGCCATCAGTTTCAACATCACCGCCGGCACGGACGCTATTAACTCCCTCGCTGTTTGCCGTAATGTTAACTTTACCGGATTTTCCGGCAATCTGGTCAACAGCGCGCGCACCATCTACGGCAGCCCGACATACTCGCCGACGATGACTGCCACGCCGACCGCAAGTGCCACCACCTTCGCCGCCACCAGCGGAACGCAGGTCATCACGTCGAACGGCGTGACGATGGACTTCCCGATCACGGTGAACGCCCCCGGAGCCACAGTCCAACTGGCCGATGCGCTGACCATCGGCAGCACGCGGACGTTCACGCTGACGGCTGGCGGGTTGGACTTGAATGGGAAGAACCTGACGGCGGGTCTTTTCGACAGCAGCAACAGCAACGTCCGCAGCATCACATCCGGTGCGGGCCAGTTCTACTGCACATCTACGACGGGTTACCCATGGGGTGTTAGTACGATCACTAATCTGACCTTTGTTGATCGTGCCACGGTTAATATCACAGGAGCATCCACCGGGGTTGATTCCCGCGTAATCCAGTGCGGAGCGGTCGCTGAGACTGTATCACCGGACTTCAATATCACGGCTGGCGCTGGAACGGTGACGCTGACGGCGAGCGGCAACGACTCTACGCGCAACGTGAGCTTCATAGGCTTCTCTGGCGTGTGCTCAAGGATCGCACGCTCAACCTACGGCAGCGTGACAGCCTCGCCGACTATGACATTCAGCGCCTCGGCCACCGTCATCAGTTTCCTCGCCACCAGCGGCACGCAAGTCGTCACTACCAACGGCGTCACCCTCGACTTCCCGATCACGGTGAACGCCCCCGGAGCCACAGTCCAACTGGCCGATGCGCTGACCATCGGCAGCACGCGCTCGTTCACGCTGACGGCTGGCGGGTTGGACCTGAATGGGAAGAACCTGACGGCGGGCGCGTTCTCGTCCAGCAACGCCAACGTCCGGTCCATCACCAGTGGTGTGGGGCAGTTCTATTGCACAGTGGCGCCATCGTCTGGTACGAGTATCCCGTTCAACGTTAACGTCACAACCAACCTGACGTTCGTAGACCGCCCGACCATCAACCTCACAGGCAACGGGTCGGGAACCGCCATCCGTCAAATCTATGGGGTCGTTGGCCAAACAGAGGCATTGGCCCCTGACGTGAATGTGACGGCAGGGACAGACACCGTGGCTGCGCCGGTCACTTCAAATATGCCGATCCGAAACCTAAACTTTACCGGGTTCTCGGGCGTGTTATCGAGTGCTGTACGCACCCTATACGGCAACCTGACGCTATCACCAACAATGACTGCGACAGCGACAACCAGTGGCACCACTTTCGCCGCCACGAGCGGCACGCAGGTGATCACGTCGAACGGCGTGACGATGGACTTCCCGGTAACGGTCAACGCGCCCGGCGCGACCGTGCAGTTGGCTGATGCGCTGACGATGGCCGCAGGCCGCAGGCTGACCCTGACGGGTGGCACATTCGACGCCAACAACAAGAACGTCACCTGCGGCAACTACTCGGCAGGCGGTGGTGCAGTCACCCGTGCGACCCTCATGGGCAGCGGAACGTGGACGATCCTCGATGCAGGCTCGGCATGGGATACGCAAGCTGCGGCCAGCCACACGTTTACGCCCGGAACTGCCACGATCCTCATGACTGCGGCAACGGCCAAGATTTTCACGAGCGGTGGTAGGACGTACTGGAACCTCAGCAACGGCGGCGCGGGGTTTATCTCCATCGGCAACGGCGGCAGCACGTTTAACGCTCTGCAAAACACTGTAAGCCCGACAGGCTTCACGCTCCCGGCCAGCACGACCACCACTGTATCCGCCTTGAGCCTAGCGGGCACGGCGGGCAATCTGGTGACCCTGCAAAGCAGTTCGGCAGGCACGCGGGCTACCCTAAGTAAGGCCAGCGGGACGGTCGATGTTTCGTATCTATCCATAAAAGACAGCGCGGCGACGGGCGGGGCTACGTGGCAGGCAAAGCCGCACAACGGGAACCTGGATGCGGGCAACAACACCGGCTGGACGTTCCCGTACGACACCGTAGCGGCGGCATCCATGGCCATGACGGCCTATGCGCCCGGCGTGGAAATCAACGTGCCGATGCCGATGGCGGGCATGACGCTCACGGCGTTTCTGCCATCGGTTGAGATCGTCATTCCTGCGCCATTGGCGGCAATGACCATGACCGCTTACGCGCCGACTTTTAGCGAAGAATATCTCGGCTCGCTGGGCGGTGTCGTCCGGGTGCGCCCGGCGCTGTCTGGCGCCATTACAGTTCGGCCCGCGCTGTCCGGCCAGGTCAGCATCAACTAGGAGGCCCAATGGCCATCTCAATCACGCTTTACCCGAGCTTTAAGACCAAGCTCGGGCAGAAGGCCATTGCGCTCAACGCCGACACGTTGAAGGTCGCGCTGCTGGGTGTTGGCGCGTCCTACAATTCCGCGCACGACGAATGGGCGGATATCTCGGCGCAGGAGATCGCCAACGGCAGCGGCTACACGACAGGCGGGCTGACGCTGACCAACGTGACGTGGACCAATAACGCCGGAACGGTGACGCTCGACGCCGACGATGCAAGCTGGACGATCACCGGGTCGGCGGTCAGCGCCTACAGCGCGGCAATCGTGGACACCACGGCCAGCGGTAGCCCGCTGATCGCTTTCCTCGACCTGGGCGGCATCAACACGGCCAGCCCCGGCGCGCTGTTCAAGCTGCCGTGGAACGCCTCTGGCATCCTGACGCTGGCGTAATCATGGCAGCTACCGACGTTCTTTATGTGGGGTCAGACAACCTGATCTCTGTGGAAAACCTGCGCCTTACGTCCACTGGTGGCTATCTGACCACGGCCACGGTGACGCTGACAAAGATCGAGGATTCGACCGGCGCAACGGTCAGCGGCTCGACAGGCATCACCTTGTCCTATTACGGCACGAACGGCGTCTATCACGGCACGCTGCCGGATAGCGTCTCGCTGACTGAAAACGCGGAATACACGGCGGTGATCACGGCGGTCTATTCCAACCTGACCAAGACATGGCGGCGCACGCTGCGCGCCCGATACGCGAACCAAGGCGAATGAGCATCTTCACCGCACCGCTCGCGGCCATCTTTGCCGGGCCGATGGGCGAAACTGCGCGCTATCGCCCGCGTGTGGGCGCGGCGTTCGCCGTCAAGATGATCCCGGTCACGGCCGGCGACAGCGAGATGCAGATCGCGGGGGCCATGGTGGTGCCGGAACTCATCTACGAGGCCGATGTGGCGCAGTTCGATATTGCACCGCTTGAGCGCGACACCGTGCTTTTTGGCACGACATCCTATTACGTCAAGTCGGTCCAGAAGGTTAACGACAACCTTGTTTACCGCCTCTCGCTGGGCACCACCCGATGACCGTTGCGATCCGCGAACAGGTGATCCGGGCCTTTGCCGCGCTCCTGGCAACCCTGACGGACGAACACGGCGATGCCGTGACGGTCGATCGTGGGCGGGATACGCCTGTCTCGTCGTTTCCCTGCCTGGTCATCGCGGCCGGCAGCGAGCGCGGCGAGGAGCCAAGCTACGGCCAGCTCGACCTGACCATGACCATCGAGGTCTATGGCTACATCCAGCAGGCCGCCGAGGAAGGCGACGTGGACGCGGCCGGCGCTGACTTTGAGGCCGCAGTGAATGACCTTTACGCCCGCACCGTGCAAGCCGTGCTGACTGAGCCGCGCACCCTGGGCGGCATTGCCGTCGATATGCGGTTCCTGTCCATGACGCCTGAAATCGCCATGGACGCCGCGACTAACAGCGGCTCGTTCACCATCGAGTTCGAGATCCAGTACTGGACCTCAAGCGCCAACCCCTTCTCGCAAACAACCGGAGGCTAACCGTGTATCACGCGGTTTCAACGACGGACGGCCGCGTGCCGCCCGAGGAAAAGCTGCGCCTGGAAGCCATCCACGGCAAGGCGCTGGCGGCTGAGATCGTCGCCGAATCCGAGGTGGCAAACGCCTCTCCTGCAAAGCCCACGAAATCCACCCTGGCCGCCCCGGCTGCCATTGATAACGGAGATGCCTGATGGTCGCCTATGTGCGGACACGCCCCCAACAACTTCTGGCCAAGGTGGAAGTCACCGAAGGCACCGATGTTACGCCGACGCTTGCCAGCAACGCGGTCAAAATCGAAAACATCAACTGGACGGAGACGCCTAACGTCATCCAGTCCAACGAGCATTCCGGCGCCCTTGACGTGTCCGCGCCGATTGTCGGCGGCGTCAAGACGACCGTGACCTTCGACGTGTGGGTCAAGGGCCGCTCGACCGGCTCGACCGCTCCCGAATTGGGCGTGCTGCTCAAAGGCTGCGGCATGGCTGAGACGATCACCTCGACCTCGGTCCCGGCTGCCCCCGAGGCGCTGGCGGCTGGCGGTTCGACCACGACCGCCGTCCTCGGTGCGTCCGCGACCGGCACCGCCGATCTCTACAACGGGATGCCCATCACGTTCTCCAGCACGGTCGCGGGTGACAGCTTCATCGCCGACTACACCGCTGCAAAGCTGGCGACCCTGACCGACACCATGAGCGGCGCGCTGGTCGCCACGTCCAACTATGTCATCCCGATCAACGTGGTCTACCGCTTCGCATCATCGTCCATCGCGTCGCTGACCCTGTGGGCCTACCGCGACGGCAAGAAGATGATGGGCGTCGGCTGCCGTGGCACCTACACGATGCAGTGGGTTAACGGAGAGGGCATCAAGTTCTCGTTCTCGTTTATGGGCGTCTGGGTGCAGGCCACCGACACGGCGCTGGGCACGGCGACTTACATCGACACCAACAAGATAATCTGGCGCGGCACCTCGTCCGCTGTCAGCCGCATGCGCTGGAACCGTATCCTCGCACAGTGCAAGACGCTGAGCTTCGATTGCGGCAACACCGTGATCCACCCGGACAACCCGGAAGCCGTCGAAGGCTTCGATCCCGCGCAGATCACGCTGCGCAACGCTTCCGGCTCGTTCGATCCGCTGGAAACCCTGCTGGCCACCCGCGACATCTTCGCCGACATGCGCGCCAACACCACCCGCATTCTCCATGCGCGTGCTGGCTCGGGTGCTGGTTCGCGTGTCGCTGTCACGGCTGCCAATGTGCAGGCCACCCAGAACAACCAGGGCGGCGACCGCGACGGGCTTTCCACCGAGGCCGTCAACTTCCGCTGCACCGGCGATAACGACGCTTTCAGCATCTGCTTCTACTGAGCAGCTACACTCAGCCTTAGCCCGAGAGCCTTTAGCACCTTGGCGACGGTCCCGAACTTGGGGTCGCCATTGAATGCCTTATACAGGCTCTCGCGGCCAAGGTTGGCGTCCCTGGCGATCTGCGTCATGCCGCGCGCTCGGGCTACTGTGCCCAGCGCGCGGATGAAGAATTCGGGGTCGCCATCTTCAAGAGCGGCCTCAAGATAGGCGGCGCAATCCTCGTCGTTTTCGAGGTATTCGGCCGCGTCAAACTTGGCGATTTCGATCATTTCAACTCCTTTGCCATGGCCTTGGCGTTGCGAATGTCTCGGGCCTGAGATGACTTGTCGCCGCCGCAAAGCATGATCACGACGACCTCGCCTTTCTGGACGAAGTAAAGGCGGTAGCCGGGGCCGTAGGTAATGCGGATTTCGCCGACACCGTCGCCAACCGACTTCACGTCGCCAAGGTTTCCTTCGGCGGCGCGCTCCAGCCGAACAATGACCCGTGCCTTTGCCTGACGATCCCGCAGGTTGCGAAGCCAGTCGGAGAATTCAGCGGTGCGGCGGATTTCAAGCATGTCTAACTGTATCCTATCAGATACGGATGGGCAACAATAAATGTAGCCTCACGGATACAAATCCTACCCCGACTCTAGCCGTCCCGCTGCTTTCCTCCCCGGTGTGCAGCGGACCCGATAGGGGCTGGAGTCGGGTCCAGCCCCTATCACCTATTCCCGATAGATAGGATACTTCAATGATCACCTCTGCAAAGCAGGTGGACAGGTTCACGCCTGTTGACCATCTGGACGAGGACGGCAAGCCGCGTCCTGGTGCAGTCGTCTATCTTATCAAGACTCCGACGCTGCAAGCCCGTGCTGAATGGCACCGGCACCTGTCGGATCAGGGCGCGAAGCACGTCTCATCGGATACGCTCTATGCGTCCATGCGGCGTGGCATCAACAAGGTCGTCGCCGAGGACCAGCGCGCCGAACTGCTGGCCTTCCTCGATGAATACGAATCCCGGCTGACCGAATACCGCGATGAGATCATCGACGCCAATATCAGGGCGGAAGGGCTGGAAGATGGCAGCGAGGAAGCCAAGGCCATCGGCGCCGAACTGCTGGAAACCTTCGAGAAGATCACCGAGCTGAAAGACCAGATGGACGATCTCGAAGGCCAGATGCGGCGCATGTTCCCGCCCTATGGCCGCAAGTACGGCGAACAGCTTTTCTGGATGCAGATGGCCCCGCTCACCGCAGCGGCGATGTTCCTTGTAGGCGCGGAAAACTCCGAAATCGAGATGAGCCGCACCGCAGGACTGGTATCAGATGAGACGCTGAGCGCTCTGCCGACCGGCCACGCGCTGGAAATCGGCTGGCGCGCCGTGGGCCTGATGAACGCCATTGGCGACGACGCAAAAAACTCCGATGGGCCTTCTTCATCCGCCAGCAAGCCGAAGCCTTCGGCCCGGACGAGGACGGCCCGTGGGACATCTTCGGCGAGCAAGTAGACACCAACCCGGTTGACGACATCCCGGCCTGGTGCTGGGACATGCTGACGCTGTGGGGTCTGTGCCGCTCGCCGGAAGGCGGATACCTGCGGATGCCGGATGAAGGCGGCGTGAACGATCAAGCCGCGTTCGTCATGTCGGCGTTCAACGCGCTGGATCATGTGATGTCGGATTATCAGGACTGGAAGAAGTCGGCGCGGGATGGCTAAGGCTTCCTGGCGCATGTGTCAGGAGATCCACAATGCACGCCGTCGCCAAGTTCATCAGCACGGTAGCAAAGGATCTCCGCGACGACCTGGAATATCGCAAGAAGGCTCAGGCCGAAGGGCTAAGGACGGCGGCACGCGGGCTTGAGAAAGACTTGGAGAGCGCGGCATCGTCTAGCGGCCTTGGCCGTCTGTCACGCGCGTGGGCGTCCGCAGCCTATCCCCGGAAGGGTGTTGGCTCGTTAAGTGCGTCGGCTGAAATCTTCGTGAAGGGCAGCCAGCACACACAGGACGCCATGTATGCGTTCAGCCACGGATCGACCATCCGATCTGGAAGCGGTTTCTTCCTGCTGATCCCGACAGAGAACGCGCCGAAGGTGGGCTTGGGCCGCGACCGTGATAAGCGGCTGGCGGCTGCCGAGGCTCGGTATGGGAAACTGCGGTTTATCTATCGGCGGGGCAAGCCGTCCCTTTTGGTGGCCGACAACGTGCGTGCCCGAAGCGGCAAGCGCGGCGGGTTCGCAAAGGCTTCCGTCAAGGCGTCCGCTGCCGGAAACGTCGCCACCATCGTCGTCTTCATTCTCGTCCCAGTCGTGACGCTGCGGAAGCGGTTCTCTATCGCCCCGCTCGAAGCGAAATGGCGCGCGCAAATCCCCTCGATGATCGCCAACGAATATCAACGCCTGTCAGGAAACCGCAGTGGCTGAAACACGCAATACGATCCGCTGGGATAGCGTCGGCGCTGACAAGGTAAAGCGCGACTATGCCGACGTCCGCACCGCGAACGATGGCGCCGCATCGGGCTTCAAGGCGACTGGCGCGGCTGCGACCCAGGCGGGCGGCGGCATCACCAACCTTTCAAACAGCACCAAAGGCTATGCGGCGCACGCCGAGATTGCTGCGAAGTCTAGCAACCTGTTTAGCGTCGGCCTGGCATCAATTGCACGCTCGGTTGGTGTTGGTGCGCTTCTCGCGGGCGCTGCGGTGGGTATCAAGGCGGCAGTCTCTGCGCTTGATGACCTCGGCGACCAGGCACAGCGCGTCGGCCTGACGGCGGTTGCATTGCAGGAACTTCAGAACGCCGCGCGCCGCAGCGATGCTGATGTAGCGACCCTGAACAGTTCATGGGAGAAGTTCACCAAAGCGACCGGCGAGGCCACCCAGGGCAGCGGCAAGCTCAACGACATCCTGAAACAATACAATATCGCTCTCCGCAATTCAGACGGCACCACGCGCTCGACGATGGCGCTCTATCTGGAACTGGCCGACGCGGCCAAGAAGACCGGCGACAGCACCGAGATTGCCCGTATCGCCATTTCAATGTTCGGCAAGGAAGGTATCGGCCTCGCCTCGATGGTGAGCAAGGGCGCGGACGGTTTCCGAGAAATGTCCAAGGAAGCCCATGAAGCCGGCCGCATCGTCAGCGAAGACCTGGTGCAGGCCGCTGGCGAGATGCAGCATAAATACGATGAGGTGCTGGACACGCTGACGGCCAAATGGCGCACGTTCGCCGTGGTCGTGGCGCAGAGCCTAAATCTGGTGGACAAGACCGAACGCCAGCAGGCGCAGCGGTCCATCGATATTCTGCAACCCCAGCTTAAAGCGCTGAATGCCCGCATCGCCCGTGGCCCGGATGCGAGCGACCAGTCGGGTTTTGACCAGTTGCGCGGCACTGCGACCGCGAAGGCTGAGGCTGAATATCAGAAGTTGTTGGTGCGCCGCACCGATCTGGTTCGGACGCTGCTGGACCTCAAGACCAAGATGGTTCAGTTGGACACGGCGCCGGTCGATCCGGGCTTCGTCGCGCCTGAGAGTGAGGGGGATGCATCGAAGCGCGATGCGGAAGCCACCAAGGCCGCCGCCGCCCGAGAGAAGGCCCAGCGAGAGGCCGCAACCGCGCTGGCCGACCGCCTCCGGTTCGAGGGCGAGGAATTCGCCCAGATGAACAAGATGACCGACGCCATGATGAAGGGCGTTGATGCAACCAATGACGCCACCGACGCTCGGAACGCTTATCAGGCATCGCTAGATGATGAACTGCGCCTGCTGGGCATGAGCGACCGCGCACGCGCCATCGAGATCGAGCGGCTTAACGCAGAGACGGAAGCCGTTGGCATCCTGGGCGAGGCGCGGGCCGCCGAACGCGCCAAGTTCGTCGCCGATGCGATGGCCAAGCGCGGCGCGATCTATGACCAGCAGCAGACGATAGACGCCGCCAAGAAAGCCGCCGAAGAAGTTGACGCCATATGGGAGCAGGCCAAATCCGGCATCTCCGATAGCTGGTCTGACCTTTGGTTCGACATCTTCGACAAGGGCAAGTTCAAGTTCGGCGACTTCGCCAAATCGCTCAAGTCGATCTGGGCGCGGACCATTGCCGACATGATCGCGCTTAGCACCCAGCAGAGCATCGTCCAGCCCTTGTTCAACGCCATGTTTGGCGGGATGCAGGGCGGCGGGACGGGTGCTGCGGGCACGCGGGACGCGCTGTCATGGTTGACAGGTGGTGGAAGCGGCAAGGGCGTTAATGGTGACTCCATGGGGTCGCTCGCTGATCTGGGCGACGGCTCTGGCCTCAAGGTTTCCAACGGTGCTCCTACTGAATTCCAATCCCAATTGGGCAACGCAATGCGTGGTGCTGCAATTGGCGGCATGGTGGGAGGCGGCAAGACCGGCGCGGCTCTCGGTGCTGTGGGTGGCATGATAGGGTCAGCACTCGGCCCCATAGGCAGCATGGTCGGTAGCGTCATCGGTGGCCTGATTGGCGGGCTGATGAAATCCACGCCGAAGTCGATCAGCTCCTATGGAACATCCGGCGTGACGGATTCCATGGCCGCTGGCGGCCTTGACGTGAAGATCGGCAAGGACATGGCCTCGGGCGTGCTGCGCGCGCTGCGGACCTTCTCCGAGCAACTGCTGACGGGTATCGAGAATGATGAATTCCTCGGCATCGTCGGCCAGCGCGGCAAGAAGTTCTTCTTCCAGTCGCAGCAGTCCGACATCAAGAGCGCGGGCAAGGGCAAGTACGGCGCGGTGAAGTTCGACAGCGCCGAGGAAGCCATTGCCGCAGCTATCGAGGCCGCGATCAACTCGGGCGTGGTGAAGGGTCTGACCGACGCCGACAAGAAGCTGATGCGCGCCGCTGGCTCGGTGGAGCAGGCGATGCAGGACGTTATCGCGTCCCACGACTTCAAGCGCGAGTTGGACTTCCAGTTCACCGGCCTGTCTAACCCTCTCTCAGAGGCGCAGGCCCGGCTTGAATTCGAATACCAGCAGCAACTGATCCTCGCGGACAAGTACGAGGCCGACAAGACCAAGCTGGAAGCCGTCTATGCCCAGAAGCGCCTTGATCTGGTCAAGCAGTACAATGACCAGCAGAACGCGGCGATGGAGCAGAGCCTCGGCGGCCTGAAGGCGTACCTGTTCGACCTGACGGGCGGGTCCGCGTCTCCGCTGTCGCCGACCAACCGGCTGAACCTGGCGCAGAGCAACTACAACAGCATCAAAAGCCGGGCGCTGGCCGGGGATAAGGACGCCATCGGCCAGCTTCAGGGTGCATCGCAAGACTTCCTCAGTGCCTCGCGGTCGGTGTTCGGCTCTGCCTCGGGCTTCCAGACGAACTATCAGAACGTGGTCGCCACCCTGTCGCAGATCACCGGCTCGGCTAATCCTCTGGGCGCGGCGAACAACAACGCAGCGGCGGCGGTCAACGACAACACCCGCGTGCAGTCTGCCTACGCCGAACGTGCGGCAACCCAGCGCGCAGACACGAACGCCAAGCTGGACACCGTGATCTCGCTGCTGGCCGCATCGGCCAATCGAGGCAGCATGGCACCGACGCAAAATGGCGTGGTGACGGTCGGCACCGTCGATTGGGCATCCATCACTCAGGCGGTCGCTTCGATCCGCTGATCCAACAGGAGATACCAATGGCCATCGGGTCACTCGCACTTAACACCACCGTCACGACCACAGGCGCTCCCGCGTGGGACGTAAAGGCTGCTGCAACCAATGAACCAGCCGTTATGGAACTGGGGATCAACCTGGGCGCGGCGACTGCATCGACCTACGGCGTCGGTCGGTCGGCTAATACGCCCACCCAGTCGTCCACCACGCTGCTGCAATCGGAAGACCCCGACCGGCCCGCGTTCGTGACTACCTGTGCGGTAACGTGGTCGGTCGCGCCGACGATCCCCAGCCCGTTCCTGCGCCGCGTCGATCTGCCGGCCACGCTGGGCGCTGGCATTATCTACACCTTCCCGCGCGGGCTGATCCTGGGTGCATCCGGCCCGTCGCTGGTGATGTGGAATCTGGCGACCAACTCAGCCGACACCAACGTCCATGTAGTTTTGGACGAGTAGCATGTACGCCGAGGCCACCCGCGACCCTGACGACCTGTACGGTGACCAGACGGTTGCGGTGATTGAGGTCCGTATTCGCCGCAACGGGGCCATGTCGGTCGCTGGCAGCATCAATGACGAGGCGTATGCCGTCGCCATGTTGCAGCACGCCATCGACAGCGTGCGCGACCACAACGCCCGGAAGCATCTGGGCGAGCGTGGCGGGCTGCTGATATCGGCTAAGGACACGGGCATTTGACACGGTTTCTCGGCGGCAGCGACTGGCTATCGGATGACGCCCGCTGGGGCTTGTCGTCGTGGGACTACTATCGGCGCGGGCCTGCAACTGTCCGCGATCCTCGTCGCTGGTCAACGCTATGGTCCCGCACCCGCACGGATGCGCTGTCTGGGTCATGGGCAGAGTGGCAGATCAACGGCGCTGGCAAGCGGCTGGTCTATGCGTCATCTGTCTCCGACGCGGGCAAGGTGTGGCTGGTCAAGGCCACGCCCTATGACCCGGTGGGCGCAGCGGAAACCACCGTTTATTTCTCAGCCGGGCGGCCTGACATGGCGGCCCCGGTTTATGACGGCGTGCTGTGGCCGGCGCGGCTGACAACGGCGATCAGCACGCAGGTATCGGTATTCGAGGGCGAGTTCGGCGGCGGCGTCCCGACATTCGGCGTGGTGCAGATCGCGCTTGTGGCCGGGGAATACGACAGCCTGCTTGATTACTATTGGGACGGGCGGGACATCTTCATCTATCGCGGCAGGCAGGATGCGGGTGGCGTGTCGGACATGGCGCTGGTGTTTAAAGGCACTGTCCGCTCCGTCCAGTGGGACCGCTACACCCTGACGATCAATCTTGCCGATTATGGCGAGGTGTTACAGAAGCCGATCCAGACGACGCTTTACGCTGGGACGGGCGGCGCGGAAGGCGGATCGGACCTGACAGGCAAGCCCAAGCCGCTGGCGTTCGGCACGCCGAAGAACATTGAGGCCACGCTCGTTGACAGCGCCTATCTGGTTTACCAGTACCACAGTCGCCAGGCTAACGGCGTTGACTGGGTATATGACCAGGCCGTCGCCATGAGCCTGAATGCCGACTACACGACATACGCCGACCTGATCGCGGCACTGGTGCCTCCTGGCAAGTACGCGACGTGCAATGCTCTGGGCATGTTCAGGCTTGGCGCCACCCCGGTCGGGCCGGTGACGGCGGATGTGACCGGCGATGCAGTTGGCGGCTTCGTCTACCGGGCGGCTGATATTATTGCCCGCATCGCCGACGACTTCACCGATCTGGAATCCGGTGACCGGGACTGGGCGGCGTTCTCGCGGCTGAATTCCAGCAACGGCGCGCCGTGTTCAATCTACGTCGCAACGGGTGACAATCCTTCGGCTGCGGACCTATTCACGCAGTTGATGGTGTCTGTGGGTGGATTCTGGACGTTCACGCCGGATCGCCTGCTGACTGTGCGCCAGGTCGCCATGTCAACGCCTGTGGTCGCCATCTCTTATGACTACGGCCCGCTTGCCCTTGATTCGGTGGCACGCGCAGAGACGCCGCCTCCCTACTGGCGCAGCAAGATGGGCTATTCGAGAAGCTGGCGTGTCCAGTCGTCAAACGAGATCGCCGCCGCCGCGACGATTGGCATTGGCATCGACATTAACTATGTGGATTTCGCAACGCCGGATGTGGTGAACGGCAAGGCCATCATTCGCGGTTTCGATCTGGATAATGGCCGCGCGGACGTGGACGGCTGGTATTATCTCGACGGCGCGCTGGTCACCTTGCCGCGCGCACAGTTTGCTGATGGATCGACCATCCACTCCAGCCAGCCGGTGCAGTCCTACATCCTGCACGACTACGACCCGGTGACCGCCTCGTTCAAGGACTTGTTCGCGGGCGCTGCGGCCACCGACCTGTCGGCACACACACCGGACACCGGCACGAGCTGGAGCGACATCAGCGGCATCACGCGCAAGTTCAAGCTGAACGGATCGGGCCAGGCGTCTGTCAGCCTCGCCACGTCTGCTGTGATCGTCATCTACAGAGCCAACAACGCGCCATCATCGGCGGATATGTTCTCCGAGTTCCAGCTTGACGCTTGGGACGAAACTTATCCGAACGCCTGGGGCATCATCGGGCGCTACCAGTCGGCCACGTCGATGTATGCACTCAGCATGTTCAAGGCGCTGTCTGTAGGCGGCAACAAGTTGACGGTGGGGCTGAAACGGGTAACTGGCGTTAGTACCGTCACCGCCGTGGGCGATCTGGTGGATATCGTTTACACGCCGGGGATGAAATGGCGGCTGACCTGTGTCGGCTCGACGATTTCCGGGTGGTACAAAAACCCAGGCAGCATGACATGGGTGCTGGCCGTCACAGGCACAGACAGCGGCATCGTAGCGGCTGGCAATGGCGGGCTGTGGACCGGTGCGCTTTTTAACGCGGGCTTTCAGACTGCGCCCGCTGCCAAGCTGTCGAACTACCGCGACGGCAACATGCGGAGCCTGTTTACGTTCGGCGGCCCGGAATATCCGGCTGTGGTGCTGGTGCGGTATTCGTCGGGCAGTTGGGAATATGACGATACCACCGGCTGGGTTGCTTTCACCCCGACCGATAGTATGACGATCATCGGATCGCTCACCCGCAACGGCACCAACATTACCTCTGCGGCAATCACCCAGCCGCAGCGCGTGCCATCCACGGACGTGCAGACGGTCATTGTCCGGGCCGCTTTCGTGGGCGAGGCGCAACGCTTCGTGACCACAAGCGACACGGCCGTGCAGACCCGCCACAAGCTGGCGCGCGAACGCGAGGTGTCCAGCCTGCTGGATAACGCATCGGACGCGACGACCGAGAACGACCGGCAATTCGCGCTGCTTGATGCCAAATGGGACGTTTACAGGGTGCCGGTGCAGCGGATCGCGGTCGATGACTACCGGCTGCGGCTAGGCGACACGGTGACGCTGAAGCTGAACAGGTTCGGCCTGACCACCGGCAAGGACATGATCATCGGCGGCATGGCGACCGGCGCCGACGCGGACGAAACCATTCTCACACTTTGGGGCTGAAATGAGCAATTACATCATCGCGCAGCCCTACACGGCCACGATCACGGCGACGACCGCAGCCACGTCCATGCCGGCCAGCAATCTGAACAAGGTCCAGCCGTCCGATGTGTGGCGGTCCACAGACATAACCGGCGAATATATCGAGATCGACCTGGGATCGGCCAAGGCGGTTGACCTGATCGCCCTGATGTTCACCAACCTGACGAGCGCGGCAACGTGGCGGATCGTGGCCGGCACGACCACGGCTTATTCCAACTATGACAGCGGCGCGGTCACGGCATGGGCGGGTGCAACGCAGAATGTCGACCGCCCACATGCCATGCTCTATCTCGCTGCGGCCCAGACCTATCGCTACTGGAAAATAACACTCACCGACGCGGCCAACCCAGCCGGGTATTTCGAGGCCGGGCGCGTGATCCTGGCAGACGCCTTGCAGTTCACCCGGAATTACAGTTACGGCGCGGGCAGGGGCTTCAACGACCTCTCGACCACGAAGGAAGCCTTCGGCGGGCAACTGCTGATTGAGGACAAGGCCAAGCGTCCGGTTCTCTCGTTCGAGGCCAACTTCCTGACGGCGACCGAGATGGAGGCCAGCGTGCTGGAACTCCAACGGAACAAGACGGGCGCGGTGTTCGCCATGACCAACCCGGACGCCAGCACCTATCGGCAGGGCCGGATGTATTACGGCGCGCTGAAACTGGAGCCGGTCATTGTCGCCGCGCTCAACGTCTACAGCACGCGGTTCACGGTTGAAGGTTTGATCTAATGAATGTCCATCAGAACGATAAATCCGAAGGATGGAAGATAGACAAAAGTTTCTCTTTGGGCGACCTGCTATCAGTCGTGACAGCGATCATCCTGGTGACTCTTGCCTACGGTCGGCTGTCTGCCGCCGATGATGTGCATGACACAAAGATCGCCCAGATGAGGGAGCAGCGCGCCGAGGACCAGCAGCGCAGCGATGCGCGGTATCGTGAAATTCTGACGACGCTGGGGCGGATCGAAACCAAGATCGACCACAAAGCGGACAAATAGGGTGATCGACTTTGCGGGGCTTCGGCCGTACGCAACAAAGCGTCAAAGAGAATATCTTGACGCGCTGGAAGTCCATGGGAGTGCGCGCAAGGTGGGCGCGGCGCTGGGCGTACACTACGCCTCAGTGTCGAAGTCCATCAGGGCGCTAGTGCGGGAAGCCGCCCGGCGCGGCTATTCCCCACCACACGATATGACGCATGTCGTCCCCGATGGGTTCAGCGTCAAAGGCGTCTCGACCTATTACGACGCGGAGGGAAAGCCTCGCGGCCAGTGGGTTAAAAGCCGGGCGGATGAAACCGCCATGCTGGACCGGCTGACTGATCTTGTGTCGGGGCTGGCCGAAGCGGTGGACGGCAAGTTCAAAGCCACACCCGCGCCGGCCGAAGTGACTGACGATCTGCTGACGGTCTACCCGCTCGGAGATCCGCACATAGGCATGTATGCATGGGGCGAGCAGAGCGGCGAGGACTTCGACCTTGACGTTGCAGAGCGCGATCTGCGCGGCGCCATGGTCCGGCTGGTGGCAAGTTCTCCGCCATCCCGCCAGTGCATCATCCTCAATCTCGGCGACTATTTCCACGGCGACAGCCCGAACAACATGACCGCCCGCAGCGGCAACACGCTGGACATTGACACCCGGTGGGAAAAGGTCATGCGCGTCGGCGCCCGGCTGATGTTCTGGCTGGTGGAACACGCGCTCACCAAGCATGAGACGGTGATCGTCCGCAACGTGCAGGGAAATCACGACGATACCAGCAGCTTTGCGCTGTCGCTGGTGCTTGATGCGTACTTCCGCAACGAGCCGCGCGTGCAGATCGAAACCAGCCCGAAGCCGTTCTGGTACTACCGTTTCGGCAAGGTGCTGATCGGTGCCACCCACGGCCACAGCGTCAAGCAGGCCGACCTGCCGAACATCATGGCAGCCGACCGCGCCGCTGATTGGGGCGAGACGACGCAGCGGCACTGGTACACCGGCCACATTCACCACAAGGACGCCAAGGAGTTCTACGGCGTCATGTGCGAATCCTTCCGCACCCTGGCCGCGTCCGATGCCTGGCACCACGCCAGCGGATACCGCTCGGGCCGGGATATGTGCGCCATCGTCCATCACCGGGAGTGGGGCGAGGTTGAACGCCACCGCGCCGACATCCTCCGTATCAGGAGTGAACAATGAGCGAAAACGGAGCGCCCACCGGCAACGTGATCGACGCCCGCGCTGTCTTCCTGGCCCGCCAGATGGCCGCGCTGGCCGAGGAATCCATTCTGGGCTGCTGGGCCAAGGGCATGTTCCTCGACCAGACCGCCGGATACGTCGATCCGCCATGCGATACCGAGGCGCCGCGTGACGAGTGACCTCCCAACCCGCCGCCCGCAGGTAACGGTGGAAGGCAAGTTCTTCGCCGCATCCGTAGGCTTTGACCCGACCACCGGCAAGCCGTGCGAGGTGTTCTTTGTCAGCCGGGGCAAGTCCGGCACCGACATTTCCGAGGAACTGGACAATTTGTCCATCGAGATATCCCGCATCATGCAGGGGAGGGCATCCCATGACTAAAGCCATCACACGCGGACTACGCAACCACAATCCCGGCAACATCGACCGCGACGGCACGCCGTGGCAGGGCATGGCAGAGGACCAGTCGAGCGACCCCAGGTTCATCGTGTTCAAGTCCGCGCCGTTCGGCATCCGCGCCATTGCCCGCGTGCTGATCACCTACCAGGACAAGCATGGGCTGGGCACCGTCCGCAAGATCATCAACCGTTGGGCGCCGCCCGTTGAGAACGACACCGGAGCCTATGTGCAGGCGGTCGCTGCCGCGCTCGGCGTCGAGGCGAACGACATCATCGACGTACACGACTTTGAAGTGATGAGGCCGCTGGTCAAAGCCATCATCAAGCACGAAAACGGCGTGCAGCCATACGCGGATTCGGTGATCAATTATGGCCTGTCGCTGGCAGGCATCACGCCGCAAGTTCAGCCCAAGCCGCTCACCCGGTCCAAGACTGTCATCGGCAGCACGCTTGCAACGGCAGGAACGACCGTGGGCGCGGTAGTCGATCAGATCCAGCCCGATGACGTGCCGATCTCTCAGGTCGCTCTGGAGGCCGTGCAGGCGTCACAGGAAGCCGTTGGCTACACCATGGGGCTGTGGGAGTGGGCGGGCATCGTCTGCGCCGTGCTGGCCATCGTCGGGATTGGCATTGTGCTGTGGTCGAAGTATCAGCGCCGACAGAAAGGGCTCGAATGATGACCGCAATAGCCGCCATCGCCCTCCGTCTCCTGCTCACCTACTGGCGGCAGCTACTTGCTGGCCTTGGCGTCATAGGGGCGCTCTGGTGGGCCTACAGCGCCGTCTATGGCCGGGGCTATGACACGGCGGACAACGAGTGGAAGGCCCGCCAGCAGGCAGCACAGGCCCAAGCAGCGGCAGACACGGCCAAGCTGCAAGCCTACATCGCCGCCATCGACACCGGCATCACCATCGACATGGAGGCTATATCCAATGTCCGCACCGTTTACCGCGACAAAATTCGCACTGTTGCACTTGCTGCCGATCGTCCTGACTGCGTGCTTGTTGATGGGCTGCTCAGCGACATCAATGCCGCCGCTGCGGCCTACGGTGCCGCAGCTACCGGCGCAAGTGGTGCAAGCGTGCGGCCTGCCAAGCCCGCTCGCTGACGGCAACGTCTCGACGCTGATCTCAGCGCTGCTGGACGCATGGGAAGGGCAGGCCGTGTGCGAGATTCGGCGTGCGGCGGCTGTTAGGGCGTATGAGGCAGCAAGGAGGCTAAACCCATGAGCGACAAAAGCTGGGTCAACTGGTCCGACCTGAAGTTTATCGCCCGCAAGCGCGAGTTCTGGCTGTCGGCCATCGCGTGCGGCGTCATTGGCGCGGTTATCGGTTGGCTGGTTTAGTCCGCGCCGCGACCATTGCGCGGTAGATGTCCGCCTCGTAGCCCTCGATGATTTCGGCGAAGCCGAATTTCCGCCGCGCCTCAAGCCCGGCCTCAAGCATCGCCATCCGCGGCAGTCGTCAAGGATTCCTTGACAACTGACTCTGCCACTAGCGCATCGACACGATCACATACCCGGCTTCTGCTAGGGCGCGCTCCACGGCGGCGGCGCACAACGTGTCAAGGTAGGCTTGGCAGGCTTCCATGCGCCCGATCATAACGATGGTTGTCGGGTATTCGTTGGTTTGCAGCTTGTATTCCGTGAAGTCACCTTGTGGCATGCCGGACCTGAACATCTCGTATTCATTCCGTTCGGCGTCCCACGCGGCGGCGATGATGGCGGCGGGGGTCATGCGTAGCCCCTCCAAATCCCCTCCAGAATCCACTCGTCACTTCCCGTAGGAATCATGCCAATGGACCTGCAAATCGCATTGTGCCGATCCACCTTGGCTCCGTGATAGACAGCCCTGACATGACGGACCACAGGTAAGCGAAAGAACCAATGCGCGGGCCGTACACCCCAACCATTTCGTTCGCCGATAGTTTTCCATTCGCTCATTATCTACTCCTGTATGTGAGAGGCGGGAGGGGGCGGGAGCGGCATCCAGTGGGTCACCAGCGCCGTGTCAAACGGTGCGCCACCGTCAATCATCCACGCACCTTCCGCGATGGCGTCCATGTTCGGTCCCCAATACGCAGGCCACGGTAGGCCGTCGGCTTCGTACCAGATCAGTATTGTCGGCCCCAGCATTTTACCGGCATCGTTTTTTGGCGCTGTGTCGATTGTCTGCCATTCAGTCATTGCGGCATCTCCGGTAAGTCCATCCAATGTGAAGCCCAGAACGGTTGACCTGTCACTGATGCGAAAACCCGGCCCTTGCGTTGCTTTGGGCGAAGCCGGGCAACGATCAAGTGCCGGTCGGGCGTGTGGGCATCATCGCCAAAAATCGCCGCGATAAGTTTTTCCTCTGCCCTCTCTGGCAGGGCAACGGCGATGAAGTATCGGTCCTTCGCCGCCGTGTCGATCGGCATCCACTCGCTCATCCATCAACTCCACTGTGACGCCCGCTCGGGGTGGCAAATCGTGGGTCTTAACGACCGCATCCGGGTTCCGTGCCCAAATTCGCTGTGTCATTCGTCATTGATTTCATTCGGCTATCAGCATTGACTTGGAATGCAAACGGTTCTGCATCAGTTTGATTTAACTAACTTATTTCGAGTTTCTGGAATGCGTGCCACTCGGCGTGCCACTTTCCCATTTGTCCATTGCTGCACGCGCCAGCGCCTTGGCGTCGCGGCCCTTCGCATAGTGCGCGACCACCTCTAGGGTCTGTCCGGTGATGGCCGACACCTGGGCGATGGTGCATCCAGCTTCAAGCATGGCGTTCACCGCGTTCTTACGCAATCCGTGCCAGTGCCACCTGTCATCCGGCAGCACGCGGTACAGACGGTCCCGCAGCCTCTCAGGCCGCATCTGCTCGCCGTTGGCGTTGTATATCATCCAGTGGATATGGCGCGGCACCTTGGCCAGTTCCGCCTTCAGGCTGCTGTGCATCGGCACCCACACCGTCTTGTGGGTCTTTTGCTGGACAACCTCTATCACGTCGCCATCAACGTGCTTCCACTGCATGTTGCACACGTCGCCGATCCGCTGGCCGGTGTAGAGGTGCAGGATCACGGCGAGCCGCAGCATGGGCGAGGCGCGGTCCAGAACGTGCGCGATCAATTTCTCTGGCCATGGCTGGTATTCGCCAATCGGCAATTTCGCCAGCCCCGTAACCGGGTTATATTGCACCAGGTCCAGATCCACGGCGCAGGCGTATAGCACGGACAGGACCGCCATCATGTTGCGGGAGGCGCCGGGCGTATCGCCCATGCTGTCCCTGATCTGCTTCAACTTGCCCTTGGTGACGCCAGCGTATGGCTTCCTGCCGTAGTCGTCCTCAATCCTGGCCAGATAGATATTCCGCATCCGCTTCGTGCCCGGCGCGAGGTTCCGATAGTCCTGCGTGTTCTTGTACAGGCTCACCAGTTCAGCCATGCTGCCGCGCTCTTTGCTGACCGGCGCTTTGTCATTCAACAGCTTCAGGTAGGCGGCTGCAAACAGCGGGTCATCCGTGCTGTCCGGCAGTCGGATTCGGTCGGTGGTCCGCTTGCCCTTGACGACGCGGGTGCGCCGGAAATAGAGACGATCATCAACGCGCTGGACGTATTTCGGCAGGTCTACCATGGCTCAAGCCCCGGGTTTTCGGTCGCCAATCCTGACCACGCATCAACCCACTGGTCCAGCACTACCTTGTCCCAGAACACGTTACCACCATCCTTCTTGCCCGCCGGATACACGCCCTTGCGGACCATCTCGCCGAACTTCGTCTCGCTCACGCTCAGGTAATCAGCGGCCATCGGCGCCTTCATGCGTCGCGGCCAATGCGGGAATACCTGGCGCTCGCCCATCACTCACCCCGCGCTGTGTGGGCCATCAGGGCAGCGCGGATTTGGGCAAGAATGGCATTCCCGGACCCTGTTCCGTCGAACTTGTCGTGCAGATATTCGATTTGCAGCCCGGCACCTTCCAGCGCCGCAGTCAACATTTCGACCTGTGCGCGCAGGGCCGCGATCTCGGCGCGGGCGGTGGCGAGTTCGTCGTGTTCGGTGCACTTCGGGCAGCTTGTGTCGCCGGCTGCTGCAAAACCGTGCGGGCAGAAAAAGATCATCGTTCCCACTCCCTATACCGCTCGCGGGCCTGCCTCGCCCATTCGCGCAGCATCTCGGCTTGGCGCTCGGGCGTGGCGCGGGCGTATTCGGTGAGCGGCTTCATGCCAGCCACCACACGGCAGCCCACCCAGCGGCGCTAAGGCCAAGGACGGCCGAGAAGCGCTGAAACGGGCTCATGGCCGCGTCTCCATCCGCAGCAGCCGCTCAACGGTGAGCCGCTTGGCGTGCCGCAGCAGGCCAGCCACTTCCAGCATGACGCCCACGCCTTCCTTGGCCAGACTGTCAGCCACCAGGATCGCGTCGTCGCACTCGCCCTCGAGCCGGATCAGGTCATCGACCGTCTCGGCGTCCCGCTCGCGCTCACGTTCGCGCTCGGCGCGTGTCAGGGTGTCGTCGTGGGTGAGGATGCGGTTCATGCCCGTTTCTCCAGTGCCGCCCCACGCCGCAGGCGGATCAGCCGGCGCTTTGCCTGGATGGAGGGGTACCGCGGGTGCGGCTCGCCGCACTTGTGGCAGACCGGCTCGACGCGCAGGACCGCGCCGCAGGCGTCACATTCCGGCCGGGGGCTGTGTAGCTGTATCTGGTCAAGCATGTGAGACTCCGATGAACAGCAGCCCCATGGCTGCCAGGAACGTCAGAAGGGCAAAGAACGCGCCCACATCAGCGAGCCAGTTCCTCATCACGCACCTTCCTTCGTGTTCGGCGACCAGTTCCGGCCACCAGCGGCAGCCAGATCACGGCGGCGGCGCATCACGTCGATGTCCACGATCTTGGCGTCGTAAAATCGGGCGCGGGCCTCGACCATGGCGGCGAACGCCTCGCGCACGTCGCAGGGTGTCTCGGTGTCACATGGCCTGAGATCGTCGCTCATCGCGCCAGCCCTTCCAGATACGCATCCACAGCGGCCACTGACGGGAACTGCATGGCGGCAACATCAACGCGGATCAGGACAGCGCCGAACTGGTTGCGCTCGACCGAGAACCGGGTCTGGCGGTCGGTGTGCGACGGCTTGATGCGACGGCTGGGCGGATAGGGCGGGTGGATCGTGGCGGGGGCTGATTGGCCCATTGGTATGCTCCATGGCTGTGTGTGCCGGTGGAGATTAATATATCCACTGTGTGTGGATGGTTCAAGCATAAACGTCACGATGCGTGGTGAAATAACATTTTGTTGATCGCGGCAGATCGTTGCCGACACCCCGCAACCGTGGATAAATCGCAGCCCGCGAGCGGGGATGCCGCGCGTTTTGTTTGAATATGGATTTAAAACTTATGTTTTAAAAAATTGCGCTTGCGGGGGGGGGGGGGGGTAGGGTTACCTAGAAGTA